CTAATCAAACGTTTACTCTTAATGATGATAGGATTGACATTGACTCCATTGAAATCGAGGTTAGCACTGATGGGGGATCCACCTTTTCAACATACTCGAAATCTGAATTTGTAAACTCTACTATCTCCGAGGATAGCACAATTTATTTCGTTGAGAGATTAAACAAAGGTGTGAAGATTATTTTCTCTGCGAGAGCAAATGGAGAGTTGGTCGATGTTGGCAATCCAAATCTTGAAACGGATAATGTTGGGAGAAAAATACTTCCAACAGATAAAATTAGAATATCTTATCTCATTCCATCGGGAAAAGTCGCAAACGAAATTAGAAAATTTACTTACACAGATGGGAATGGAACCGCTCGATTAGTCTCTGAAAGTTTTGCCGGGTCTGATGGTCCTGATCCCGAATTAATCAGATTCTTTGCTCCAAAATGGTTTGCTGCACAAGATCGTGCTGTAACGAGAAATGATTATCTTGGTTTGATTAAAGACTTTGTTCCCGATGGATCTAGTCCAGAGGGAACCGTTAGTGTGTTTGGTGGTGAGGAATTAGATCCACCATATTATGGTAGAGTATTCGTTTCCTTACTCACAACTGGACCTCAACAAGCGAATGATCTTCTCGATTTGTTAAGAGAAAAATCACCGTTGTCAATCATGCCAGAATATATTCCACCACAGACATTTCAACTGAATTTATCATACACGGTGTTCTTTAATTCTCTAAACACACAAAGAAATAAAGATCAGTTATCCTTTGACATTAGAGAAAATGTTGAACAAAACTATGGGGGTTTTAAGTTTAACAATAATTTTGTCGCATCTCGATTTAATGAAATTATAACTGGAACAGAGCCAAATGCAATTCTTCCTGAAAATATAATTACTGATATTACAATAGAAACTGATTTTGATGTCAATTCGGCCGTTATTGATCAAATTTCCTTTAGAAACAAAATCAAACGGGGAGCAATCGGGCAGGGATTGAAATCAAGTAGATTTTACAGTCCTCGTTTTGACAGAGATGATGTTTTCCTAGTTGACTCTGGACTTGATCCAAATCTTTACGGATTCTCTCCTCTTTATCTTGGCAGAGATAATGGAACCATCATTGAAGTTGTCGAACAAGGTGGTGTTGGTGAAATAAATTATAAAACAGGACTCATAAAAATTAATCCAAGAGTCACAGGAAATGAAGAAATTAAACTAACCGTTAAGCCAGAAAATAATAGTGTTTCTGCAAAACAACAAATGGTTTTAAATATCGTTCAACAAAATGTGGAGGTTAAACCCCTGTAATGTTTGGCTCAGTATTTAAAAATACGGCAAAGAACAAAGAGTATCGTTACAGGGAAATTGTATCAAAATATCCTGCACAATTTACAGATACGAAACGATTATCTCCCCCAGAGCCATTTCCAAATTATCCAAGACCTGATGTCCCACTGAGAAGTGCGAGAGCGGAGGGTTCTGGTGTTGGTTATTATGACATAGGATTACCCAAATATCTTTCTCTTTTGGGTTATGATGATTTCGTTTATTTTGTTCAGGGATATTATGAATGGCTTTATACATCAAATCCGTCTGTTTTAGGTGGCTATGGCTCTGAATACTTTACCACGATTGATGACGTATCAAAGTTAATTGATATTGAAAGAATAGCAAAAAATCCAAATTCAGAGGGAATTGATGAAACTGGTTTTATCTATCAAGACGATGTTAGAAAAACTCTATTAACAAATATTGTTTCTCAATATGCCGAAGGGCTAGAAAATCATCCTCACCTCACTCCTGTTTTTGGTTCAGATGAAACTTCGATAGTTGATTTTATTAAGGATGTTCGTGCTGAATTTTATACCAAAAAAACCACAAAGCAAGCAGCACAATATTACTTCTCAAAATTATATCCTGAGATTGATGCACAAACAGAAATTTACGAGCCAAAAAGAAACGTTATTAGATTAGATGATGGTGTTCCAGAAATAAGTAATTCTAATTTAGATACCGATGATGGAATTTATTTACAAGAGTCGGCAATCGGAGAGTTAGTTTTACATGATAATTGTTTCTATCATGATTATGCGTATCTTCTTCGTGTAAAAAACAATACTGATGAGCAAGTGTTTGAGTTGGATGCCTCTGCACAGGAAACGTATAAAACAGTCGCTCACCCGGCAGGAATTCAAGTTATATTTAATGTAGAAAATGATGATTATGTTCCTCCCGCAGATTTTGAAGGTGAATTTGGAGCAGCAGAAACAACTATTCTAGGAAATTATATCCCCTATCGTCTAAATGATACAGAGGGATTAACTTATCCATCGGGTTGCACATTTGATCTTGATCGTGATGGATCAGGAGATAATGCCACAACATTTAATCATCCTGGCTGGTCAATCGAGATTGCCGAGGGGACCGCTTTTCGCAATATAAATATTGGTGACTTCTTCTTTCTTCGAGAACTCACAGACAGTCCAAATCAAAGTTTACCCTCTTGTAGTTAATAGGAAATAAAAATGGTATCAACCCAAAGATCAATTGGAATAGACAATGCAAAATTACTTTACAACTTCATTCGAGGTGATCAAAGTAATTGGTTGTTTTTCTTGGGTGGTGAGACTGGAGTTGAAAATCCAATCAACACTATTCAAGATGACAACGACGTTTGGGATTCAGTAAACTTTTTGCAAAAAGTTAGGGACACTGATGTTTCCATTGTCGGTAGACGAGTTAACTGGAAGTCCGGTGGTGTTTATTATCCTTACCAATCAACTGGCATTCCTGCGGGTGAAACTGGTGAGGCCAGAAACTATTATGCCATCACAGACAAAGACGAGGTTTTTGTATGTTTAGGATCTGATGAAAAAAATCGTTATGATTTAAGAGGATTAAATTCCTCCACTGTAAAGCCTACACGAGATAGAGATGATGAAACTTTAGAAGATGGTTATAGATGGAAATTTCTTTACAAAGTAGATTTGGATCAATTAAAATTTAAAACAACCAACTATATTCCCGTTCCAGATATCAATGAGTATGATGTTGTTCCCACTGGTGTTTCTCTTAGAGAGGAAGCGTTTAGACGAGGTTGTGGGTTAAATATTGGAGAAACAGGAGCGTGTTGTTTATATCATAAAAATGATGCACTCGAACCCGTCACCGATAATATTTATCGTGCAGGTCAACTCGATTTTTGTATAGACAATGTTCTCTGCTCAAAGTGCTTTGAGGTGGCTAGAGGTTTAAACAGAGAATTTATCTTTAGACCAAATGAATTTTGTGGTAGAACTGGAGCAACGGGTTCAACTGGTTGTGCCCCCAAAATATCAATAAAATCTGGTTACGAGTTGGCAATAGATGGATCTAAATTCCTTAGTTCAAACTCAAACACAAAACTTCAGTCCGAAGTTTATAAAAATGCTAAAGAAAACGAAGGAAAGATTCACAACGTCTTCATAGATTTATCTGGTCTCACTGAAGAGGATCTTACAATTACAACGGAGAACCCTGTTCTCACTCTCAGTAGTCAAACTGGAGAGGGTGCTGAAGTAAGGTTGACAACTTATAAAAAGGGACAGAATTACGTCGTTGATGGAATTCAACTAAGAAGTGCGGGCAGAGATTATCGAGATATTTCGATTGTTGGCGCACCTATTGAGAATCTTGGAAATAGAATCACTTTCGCACTTGATTATCAAGGTGGTCTTTTTGCAGATCCAAGACGATTGATTGGTGCTACAAAAGTTATGATCAAAGTTGTTGTTCGTGCAGATCAAATAAGCGACACCGCTAATACATCACAGTCAACATTCACTCGTTATGGATTGTTTCGAGATGTCAAAACTAATAGAGGTGGTGCTGAAATTATAGCAGGATCTGGGACAAATAGAAATGAGTCTGAGGTGTTCACAAATAAATTTAAGATTACCTTAAAGCAACTTCCCTCCCTGAGTGCTGATACATTTACTTTCGGTGACAATCCAACTATCGCAGCAGCAACTTCAATTTCGAATGTTACAAAATCAACAACGGCTCAATCAAACCTTACTAAGACTGGTGCAAAAACTAAAGAATCAAGTAAGGTT